GAGTTTGTCACGTTGGTCACCATTGGGGTCACCGGGTACGATGTTGAACCCGGTTTGACAGTCTGCTAGTGACTCTCGGGTGGTGTCTCGGAGTTCCCCAACTGGGAAGTCCTTGAAGTAGTTGGGAGTGTCTGCGTATGTGCTTGTTGACATGGTTCGTTTCCTTTCAAGAAACTAAGAGTGAAATAAGAACTGTTAAGAACTGTTTAGAACTGTATTTACGCGGCCAGAGGGTGCCGAGCCGCTCTGGGCTCGGCTCCCTCGACCCGGGCCGCTTGGTTATCAATTGAAGTCTTTGAGGGCCCAGAACCACGATGGGAGATCACCAGTGTCGATATCCCATTTGTATTGAGGTTCAGGGATAAAGGTTCTACGTCCTACCCTGATGAGCCTTTGACGCTCATCCTTGCGGCTTAGTGGTCGCTGAGTAGGACGTTCATGGTCGTAAGGACATTGAACGTGGTCGTGGAACGGGAGGTCACGAAGTTGTGCCTCTGCTTCATTCTCGAATTCATCGAGGATGTCGATTAGGTCGTTGATCTCCAGTTTAGAGGTGAATAACGAGAGGAACGCGAGTGGGTACTCGTCCTCTCTTACGTTCGGGATGTCCTGGTAGGTAGGACAGTTATTGTCCTCCATGAAGCGGGCTAGGATGGACATGAGTTGTCGTTCGCGGGTCATCGTGTTCTCCTTAGGTTGATGAGCGATTTGATCGTGAAGTCTTCTTGGGATCTATATGGAGCCCAGTCGAGGTCCTCGACTGGGTCTAGGTCACGATCCCACCACATCCAGGCTTTTCTGTAGATCTGCTCCCAGGCATTACTGTCGAGTTCTGCCCTTAGGGCTCTGAAGTAACTTGGTGGGGGTACGAAGTACCGGTGGTAGATCCACGCTATGTACCCCCAGACGTAGAGGGTTGCCGCAAGTGTTGCGACAAAGAGGATTACGGTGATGATGAGTATGGCAGTGGTCATGGTGAGCGTGTCCTTTGTGTTTGTGCTCTGTTCTATGTTCATGAGTTGGCAATTTCCAATAGCACGTCTGCGTGACATGCCAACGGTGCGCACCAACAAATCAGGTCCTTGCCCTTAAGTTCTTGCTTTGCAGCAGCTACTAACTCCGGTTGCGTCAATATCCACTGCCTGTACTTAACAATGACCTCATCGCGCGTGCCGTCAACCCCGATATGAAACGGATTGCCGTATTTGCTTGGTCTGCCTACGTATACACCGCAATCGTCCTTGCCCACTTTGCGAGCGTTTCTAACTATGCACATGATAAACGTGTCCTTTGTGTTTGCTCTTGCGGCTTGTGTTTGTTCTATGTTCTCCGTGCTGCCGCCTGTACGAAGTACGCCCTCCAGGCGGCAGCTGCAGCCGAGGCGAGGATGACCGGAAGAACAAAGCGCTGCCCTGAGCGCGACTTCTGGAGGTCACCCGCAGCCGAGGGAAGTCGATCCCCGCGTCAAAGTGACAAAATCGGCAGAAAGAGTGCAACAACAGTCAGGCCGAAGGCCGTTCCCTTGCTATCCGTGCGCTGTTTCTGTGGCCTCGGTGGCCGATTTTGGCATCTTTGTAAGCAAGGAGCGTCAGTGACCGTTGGCCTCGCGGTCACCTAAGACCAGTCCGCCCGTGGGGCGGTCCACTAAGCGGGGTTCGACCGGTGAGACTACCGATTAGATTGACCGTTATTTGGTCGGACGGGTTAGATTTGTCGGTCTGTTGCACCAACGATGTGATGTTGAAGTGATGGTGGTGCAACTTGACGTGGTGTGGTCATGGTCGTGTCGTGGACGGAGGGATCTGGGGTCGCTGCCACCCGCAGGGTGTGCATTGTGTGTTCGACCCCCCTCCGGCCCCCGTGGTGGATTGAGTATTGAAGAGGAAAGAGCGATCCCGTCTAGGATTTCCTCCCCATATTTACTTCAATCTCTTCACAGCTTTTCACTTTGTGCCGGACATGCCAGGTGTTCTACAACCTAATATAGAAAGTAGTTTCTTATATAGGGTGCAGTAGACCCGGCACACCCGGCACAGATCAGGTTCCTGGGATTTTGATAGTTACAGCCTTGCCCTCTTCTGCCAGCTCGAAGCAAGTGGTGTTTATGACGTTGCCAACCACTAGGGCATCCCACACCCTGAAGTCATCATCCACGGCAACCCACACATTACGGCCCTCACGGGAGTCTAGGATTGCCTCAACCGCATTTTGGATTGTCTCTTCATCCAAAACGTTGTATTTGTCACTGTTGTAATACTCATCACTATCCATCAGGAAATCTCCTCAAAGCTTTTACGGAGGCTCAACCCTGTCAAGCCTCTCTTAGAATCAGCGGACGGTCTACTCCGGTAGACGCCCCAACTACTTTGCGCTTCGATTTTCATTGCGATCTGATTTCTTGCTACTCGTACGCTTCTTATTCCATTACTGCGGAGCCAATCCTGCCATTGGTACCAAACCATCTCTGTTGAAACGAATCCTCTCTGTGATCTTATGAACCGCTCTTCGAGGAAGTGGTCAAACGGGTTATTCTGAATGTGATAAAGACGGATAGCATCCGATGCCCTATCGGGCATCGGGAATCTCTTAGACGGGTCAGACTCCATTTCGACCTTCTTAGCCCCCTCCACAGCCCAAGCTGCTATCCCCTCCAACTCACCCATAAGTCCATCAATCAGGTAGGGATTCTCTTTCCCCTCAAAACTAACATCGAAGGGGAGTACCAACATCTTGCTGGATAGACCCCTACCCTTATTGGGGAGCATGGGGATCTCATTAGCCTGCACGATGGGGGCAGCATTCACCATCACATTTCTAATCTGCCTCTTAAACTTGATATTAACTGTGATTGGGTCTTGTCCTAGAATGTTCTTCAGGACTCTTGTTGCCCTTTCTCCCTGCTTTCCATCCAACTCGGAAACCTCGGAGATACAGATGACCTTCGACTGTTCCAACCCATCCAGTCCAAAGTCCCCTGCCAGATCATCCAGAGAAGTACTCATATAACAATCTCTACCAATGAGGGCCTGGAGCACCTTCCCAATTGTCCCTTTACCACTCCTCACCTTTCCATACATCAGTAACCACTTCGCGTATTTCCTGTGGCTCATCAAACAGTACCCCATCCACCTTTGGAGCAACTCTGTCCATGCGGGGTCACCATTCCCCCACTCCCTGAGGCTCTTGGTCCACAGGGGACACTCAGCCTCTGGGTTGTAGGCTATGGGGAGCGTCACCGGGTCAAACCAGTCCTCGGTCCTCGTCACTACAGACCCTGTCTTTGGATCTACAACCACATCAGAAAACCCAATCCCCCTATTCGAAGGGAACGGTTCGTCGTGACCCAACCACAATGGGACCTCTGAGTGGGGGACTTTCACTTTAGCTGAAAGAGCCCTCGATACGTTTTCTACTTTTTGCTTATTCGGTTGGAACCGGAGGATTTGTTCACCGTTTTGGGTTGTCACCCTACAGTAAGCATCCTCTAACAACATCCACAACATATCCTCCAACCACACATCATCACGGATATGCCATTGATTTCCATACCATTGGTAGTATGATCCATTGTGGTACCATAAACCTCTCTTGCGAGAGGGAGTACTGAAGGAGTACCGAATTAAATCACCGGCAACCTTCATAGGTTCGGGAGAGTCCATTGGTCGGCTTTGTGTACCGACAACTAACCCAGGAGTTTCAGAACTCATTTTGTTCTCCTAACAAAACATATAAAAGGTTTTAACCATGAAGTCACCATTAGAAATGAATGACAACCCAGAGCAAGATCGACTCTCGGAGGCTCTGCAAGTAAGTCCTGATAATTCGGTAGGAGCGGGTTCTGCGTACGAAAATGAACTCGATGTCCTCTCTCAAACTAACAACATTCCTTCTCAAAGTCTAGTTGGGACTGGCTCACTTCCTCAAAGTCCAGACGATCTTTTAGAAACTCCCTACCTACAAATTCTTGCTAGACGTTCGGAGTCTCTTACTAAAACAATTAAGGAGATTGAGGCCATGCCTCCAGGTAGTCGTAGCCCCCAAGTAGACTACACATTAGAACTATCTAAAAGAAACAGGGGAAGAAGACAAGAAGAATTGGACAATAGAAGAGCTGCTGTTGAAAGAATGCAAAAAGGAATGAGTATCGAAGGGGATTACGATGACGACTCCCTTAAAATGGATATTCAATATAGAGAGCAGACTCTTGACATCATGAAGGACCTAACCGCCCTATCCTCAGGAAAGTTGGGTATGGAAGAAATCATCCAAATAGGAACTAAGTACGACGAGAAGTTTTACGAGCGATATCAAGCGCAGGCAAGAACTCAACCAGAACCAACCATGGACGACGAACTCGGAAACCTCCAAGAAGAGGAAAATGAGCAAGGTGACTTTTGAGCGAGACTAAGCAGTCTTATATCTCCTTCGGGGGAGGTGTCCGGTTAATGGCGGAGGACACCTATATCAACGAGATAAAGGGGATGACAAAGAAAGGGTTTCGTTCCCTATGTAGATGTCTTCACGTTCCACTCATTGAGATTGGAGACACAAGATACGTGGAGATGTCAACATTCCTTTTAGCAATGAGGAGTATCCTTCGGGTAGGAGAACCTGATTTTCTGGTCCCAGGATGCATTACCTTGAAGAAGAACAAAGCGAAGAATGAGGCAAGAGAACTAAGTACGGAACGATTCGCTGAAAACATGGAAGCGGTGCTTGCGGAATTGATGGCTGCTAGACTTCTTGGTAAGATGCCAGCGACAGGAGAAGTCAAGAAGGCTGCCCGTGAAGCCGCAGAGCGTTTAGCGAAGACAGGTCTCCAATTCATGCCTTCTCAGGAACAATTAAAGCATGACCAAAAAGCAATCAAGCTTGCAAAAAAGAAATCGAACCCTTGGGAGTATCGAAGTAGCGAAGAAGAATGAGGAGACAATCCTCGGCTTCTACGACTCTTCGGGATTGGGTGCTTCGATCAACAAATCTCAGTTCGATCTACAAGAAGAGATCGACACGGTCATATCCCACATTAGGGATGAGGACCCCAAAGTTTCTTTAGCAGCCCTAAAACATTTCAGATCCATACTAAAAGACGTTACAACAACAACTGGGATGGTTGGTAATATGAGCAGAACCCAACACGAAAGTGGGGGAGAGGTAGTTACAAGGACCTCTCTTACAGCTAATTCCTTGTTAACAAACCTAAGGAAAGAAAATGAAAGCAGAGAAAACGACCTCGGGGAAGAACGCCACGAAGTCCACCAAGCCCTCAGTCCAGGTGCAGTCAAAAACGACGACTAAGGCAATTAAGGCAATTCAGCCCTTAGAGATAACCAAGTTGGCTATCATGATGCTTGGTAAAACTGAGGACTTTACGTTTATCCGTACGGGAGCAGCCGCCTTGGTTGATTTGGGTATTGACAACCCCGTTGAGGCATGGACCCAAGGAAATTACAGTAAAGCAGCTTCTTTGATTAGGGAGGAGTTGGGACTTCCCAAGTTAAACCAAGAGTACATCAGGATTGCTAATTCCTTGCAATCTATTGGTCTAGCCCATAAACTTGTGAGTACTCTGGCGGACACCTTGATCCAAGTAGCTACGATTAAAGTTTTCTTTAAGGGCCTCTGATATGACTTATGAATTTCTTGGTAACTCTCACCCCGCTGGATGGGAATAGACCATGGCATTTGAAAAAACACAGGGTTTTCTTAAAGAATTAACGTCGGGTGGGAGTCAACACCAAAGACGAGACCCCTCGGGATCCCGGGGGGGGAGTACTAACTCTTCTACACAGAGGGGACCTCAGTCTTCCCATAATAGATCAGGGATTGCAACTCCTGTTCCAGGAACCCCCAAGTGGGGTAAACTTAGCTACTATGGTCAAGACCCTGCTGGATGGAACATTTGGGCCAGAAAAGGTACTTATGCGGGATCACGTCTACACAGTAAGAACTGGAGCCAGCTTCCTGGTGGGGGTCTTATGTGGACTAATCCTACTTCTTGGTCATCACGATTCGAACATTAGGACTTATCATGGCTGTTTACACCCCACCCAATAACTCTCCGAATGGATCCAACTGGTCTAACAGGTTTCCCATAAACCCTGAGATGCTTCGTCGTTTCCACGCAGCCAATTTCCTTAGAAGAGAATCCTTCTCCAGAGAAGGAACCGAAGGAACTGAGAGACCTGAAAGGGATGACAGTCTAAGCGCTATTCGTGAAAGAGAACGAGCGGCGCGAAGTGGTTCTTCCCAACAACCCCAACAACCTGGAAATCAGTGGAACCTTCCCCCAGGGTGGAATGATTGGTACAGAAACAGAAATTGGCCGCTGCCACACGACGATGGTAATTCCTTTTCCGATTTTCTTGATGAGGCAAGAAGACGGCGTTGGAACCAATAAGGTGTGGATAGAGAAGGAAGGAAACCATCTTTATCCCCTACCAAAAGATTATGAAGAACTTACGGTAGAGGGACAAAGACAAGCGAGGGTAAATGCTTGTAAACTCTGGTCTACTAAAGGAAGAACCCCTGCAGAGATAGGGGAAGCCTTTGTTGCGGGGATGCAGTTTTTTGATCTGTGGTATTTATGCCCAGACCACTCGATGGATTTTGACCCCCTCTTCTATGATGATGATCCGTTGGAAACTCCAACTTTTCATTATGACATTCAGAGGATGTGGGCCACTTCCCAACGAAACATAGTTATTGCTCCCCGTGGTTCTGCGAAGAGTTTCCTTGTCCGTAAGTCTTGTCTCTTCCGGATGCTTTCTCGTCCTATGTTCTCCATCCTTTACGCAACTTCAACAAACGATAACGCGAAAGGTACCGGGCAAGCTTTAAAGGATCAGTTCCAAAACAATCGTCGTATCTGGGATGATTGGGCAGAGGAGTTTCCTAGTAAAAGGATTGTTCCTAAACGTGGCGAGGCTCCTTTCGGAACCGAACTTATGCACCTTAAGAATGGGTCATGGTTAAGGTGTATCTCAGCCGAGTCTCGACAACGTGGTGGTCGCCCTCGTCGTTATGTTTTAGATGACCCTGAATACGATCCACGTGCATCCACCTCGATGTCCCTGATTCGTCAGTACATGGACAACCTCCTTTTCAAGGTTGTTCTTCCCATGGTTATGCGTTCAGGTTGCGGCGTAGATTGGCTTGCGACTTTTGTGTCTAGAAGACACTATGCGTGGCACGCATTACAAACGAAACAAGATAATTCGGGAACCAAAGTAGCACAAGATCCCAGATTTAATCTTTGGTCTAGAATGATTGTTCGGGCTGCATATGAGGAAGAGGATGGCTCTGTTATCTCTTGCTGGCCTGATATGTGGCCTGCAACCAAAGAAGAGAAAGATAAACTTCCTGATGCAGGTGACCGTGTTTCACTAGAAGAGATTCGTGAAATCATTGGTACTCCTAACTTCCTCGCGGAGTACATGGCACGTCCTGGTGAGGGTGAGGATATCTTCTTCCCAAATCTAGAAGAAGACAAGCATGGGTGGTGGTTTGAAAAAGTTGATGATCTTCTAGACACAAATCCCCGGGAATCCACAACACTTATTTGTTGGTACGAAGATAAAGAACTAAGACAAGAGGAAATGAAAAGCTTCCTTAAAACTGTTCGACTCTTTATGACTGTAGATACTTCGTATACCGCAAGTAAGGATTCAGACTTTAAAGTGGTTTGTTTAATGGGTTGTAACTCCCAGAATGAACTCTTCGTTTTAGACTTGTGGAGTAAACAATGCCAAGAACAAGATCTTGTTAAAGAATGTTTCGCCATGGCTGATAAGTGGAAGTGTCCAACAATACATCCTGAGGTTATTAAACAAGGTCTCAGTCTGTATTACAATCTCGATTCCATTGTCAAAACTAGAGCCTCCGAAATGATCGGGACTTCCCATCTTCCAGGGATCAAGAAGATGCACCCAGGACAATTAGATAAGGCTGCAAAGATCGCTTCCCTATCTTTACGATTTGAACACGGGAAGATAAAGCTGCCTCTTTGGAATCGTAGGAAGGGGGAGTGGAGACGATTATTCGACCAAATTGAGCAATTCAACCCTGATGCTGCTGATGGCGGTCTTCAACATGATGATGAGATAGATTGCGTCTGTATGTCCCAATTCGTTTTAAAGGGCCGTCTTCAATCACATCTTAATAGACAAGAGGACCAGAAAACACCTTTGGAAAGAATCCAAAACGGTTCCTTCGAAGATGATAATGGAACCCCTTACGCACACATGCTAGACTTATCTAAGATACCCGCTGAAGATATTCTTGAATTGATTGAGTTACAAGCCAGAGGAGATGGTGGTGGAAAGTCCAAGATTTGAAGACCAAGGATTTGATCCTAAGCATTCTGCGGTTGTGCCCCTTGCATATTTAGATAAACTATTAAGGTGTTACTATGGGGTGGGTCCTCGGGATGGTGAAAACACCCCGGATACTTTTACTCCTTCTTCCCCTGCAGTAGAGATTCAATCCCCTGTAGAGCAAGATAAGGTGGATTTTAGAGAGACCTTTGTAAAAAGCTCTCTTCCCGAGGGATATTTTCCCAAGGGAGCTGCGGCTAGAAGATTAAAGAGTAAGAAGGGTGGAGAAAAAAAAGAATCGGATGACTCCTAATGCCTGAAAAAATCAACCTGCCTAAGAACAAGATTGCCTTAGCTAGGGTTATAGATCAACATGCCGAAAGGGAAGAGGCCCGTCTCCAATACAGACGGACTACCTGGTTGCTATGCTGGTATTACCTGAATGGGACTCGAAGGTTTGATGTCTTTGATCCTGAAATGGGGACTATCCGCCCCCACTATCTCGACGAAGATGGAAACATGGAATTCCAGTCTCAGGAACTTCTTTCTGCTATTGACAAAGTTTCCGCCCGACTTGCTGCAATGGATGTCACCCCACTCGTCCGTCGTGAGGGTTCAAGTCTTGAGGGTATGAAGGAAAGAAGCGTAGCTCAGATCCTTTTGGACTCTGTGGTGAACAAAGACCACGTTGACAGGATTGCCACCCAGTTTGCCCACATCTTTACCTCTTTGGGTTCTTGTGGTATTGCAGGCCATATCGAAGATCACCCAAGTGTGGGCTTAGTCTCCGATCTTGAAGTCATCCACCCCAGGGAGTTATTCCCCTTCCCTTCCCTCGGTACTGACTACACAAAAGCTCGTGGTCTTATGAGGCAACGATCTGTCCCCCTCTCCTTCCTAAAGGAAACCTTTGGTAAGAAGGTCTCAAGCAATCTCGATAAACTCGAGTATTGGGAACAAAGAGTTGGCGAGGGTCTCAGGGAAGAAGGAGACTTGGAATTTGGGGCAGGGCATGTCGAGTATCAAGACGACACCAGCATGCCTGGTTCTGGTTCCGAAAGCGGAGAACCTGAATCAATGGGGGTTGCTAAGATCCGGGAGGTTTGGATTTACGGTGCGGGTGAATTAGTAGAACGTTACATCGTAACTTCAGGGGACTACGTCTTACTTGACGAATCATACGAGGGACTCGAAGTCTATTGTCCCATCGGGTTTGCTCGCTTCATGGAAAACGGAACCTTCCATGGGGCAGGTCTCTTTGATCTTCTCTTCTCCATCTCCAGAGAAATGGAACGACTCCTCAAGTCCCTCTTCAACAACATCCGTGACATTGACAGATATGGGGTTCTTGTACTCCCTCAGGGACAATTCAACGAACGAGCCCTACTCCGTGATGTGGGTAAGGGTCTTCGTGTTCTCCCCTACGATCCTGACCCTGTCTCGGAAGGTTTCCGTCCCTTCTCCATTCAACCCCACAATACTGGGGACATCCCCGGCAAGGTCGCAAGTCTTGCAAAACAACTCATGGATGGGATCAACCCAATCCGCGATCTTATCGAGGAGAAGGGTAGAATCGACAGCGCAGCCGGTCTTAACTTCCTGGACGAAGAGATCAACAAGTCGATGTCCACCCCCACTCGAGGGATGGAACGTGCTTTTGGGCAGTGTTACCGGGCTACCCTTTCTGCTCTCTCAAGAGCAGTAACGTTCTCACCCAAGACCATTCCCGTGAGTAAACTCTCACTAGACCTGGCGGGGGCGATCATAGACCCCGAGAGTGGGACAATCTCATTCGAGCAGAACCCCATTCCTTCTCTAACCAATCTCCGGTTGGGGATCAAAGAAGTAAACCCCAAATCCGTATCGGCTAGAAAGCAGGAGGCGGTTGAACTCCTCCAAATGGGTCTTGCGGACCCCGATACCTTCAAGCTCTATGCTTTAAAGGAAGGTATCGACTTTGCCCTATGGATGGATGAAGAAGTTGCTGCTTACCAATCTGTAGTTCGTAACTGTCTTATCCTCTACGGAAACGGAAAAGAATCGGGGGAGATTGTTCTTACCCCCCATACGGCAAAACCCGAGTTTCAACTCAGGGTCCTGACTTCTTTCCTGGCATCTCCCAGCATGCAATTTGCAGCCCCGGCTGTACAAGACGAGTTTATGAAGTATCGTCAGTTCTTATTCCATGCTATGGGTATGACCCTTCCTGAGTCAGTCCCCAACCCAGATGACATGGCTATGCTCATTCAAACTGAAAGAGCCGCCATGCAAAGGGAAGCCGAGTTGGCACAGCAGGAAGAAGAGCTTATGATGCAAGAACAAGGTTCTACACCCTCTAGTTAAACCAAGGAGTTAAGTGATGTCTGAAGAAACCCCCATGGATCCTCTGTCCCCTAATGCCCCCGCGCCAACGGAGACCCCCACCCCAGCAGCGCCAGCAGCACCAGCAGAGC